GGTATCATATTTCTAGCGACTCCCAAACGTGGGGATAGCGGAGCGAGTGCAAACGCTCAACATCTCGACAACTGTAGGCGGGGCGGGTTAGCCCGCACTCGCTCCCCGCCCTGCCTACGGCTATCGCAAGGACGCAAATGTCTACACCGTGGTTCCCGCTTTACCCGACTGACTTCTTGGTCAGCACCGCAACGATGACCCCCATCCAAGGCTGGTCGTACACGCAGCTCCTCATGTACGCGTGGACGAACGGGGGCATCCCAGACGACCGCGAAGCCTGTTCAATCCTGACCCGCTGCCCGCTCTCTGAGCGCGACTGGGCAATCATCCGGGGACGCTTTGAGCCTATGGCTGAGCCATTGGCTAAGCCAATGGCTAGCCTTGTGAACCCGCGCATGGAACGCGAGCGCGTCAAGGTCGAGCAACGCCACAACGAACGAAGCGAATCCGGAAGGCGTGGAGCAGATGCCCGTTGGAGTGGCAAGAATGGCTCCGCCAATGGCTCAGGTAATGGCTCAGCCATTGGCTCAGCCAATGGCAAACCGATGGCAACTACAACCACAACCACAACTACAAATACCAATCCCCCCGTAACCCCCCTTGGGAAGGGGGGTCGTCGCCTTCGGCGGGCGGAGATTAAGGCTGCTCAAGAAGCCGATCCGAACTGGACACCGTTCTAAACCGACAAGGAGAGACCAATGCAAACAACGTGGATCGACAACAAGATTTATCTGTGCAAACTGTGGCCGAAGTACAAGCCCACCCCGGAGGAAGGCGACCTCCTCAACGAACGCTGGGGACAACTGAAGCAGGACATCCTGCGCGAGTGCATCAAGCAGCACCGCCTTGAACGCGACAGCCGCCCCGACCTGTCCGCCATTCACAAGGCGTACTGCAAGATCACCGCTACCGCCCACACCGCCGGGGTAGCCAGTACCGAAATCGAGGACACCCGCGCCCAGACCTGCATCCCGCCCAGCGCGAGCGAGCTTGCAGAATGGGAATCGTGGGCAGCAAAGACGCTCGCCACCGTGACCGATGCCGAGATCGAAGCCGTGCGCGAGATGATGACCTACGTCCCCACTACCGCCCGCGTACTCGCCGTTGCCGTTGACTACGTCCGCTCGCAGTGGGGCAGGGTTGCCCCGAGACGCGCTTGAACCCTAAATACGCCTTCCACCCCATCCTGCCACAAGGAACGCCGCACAGGGCAATCTAGGAGACTCATGAGATACACCAGTAAGCCGATAGCCCAGCAGCTCAATCAACTCGCCACCTACTTCTCCCATGAGGGTTTCACGGTCGGGCGCACCGCGACCGGGATCGTTGCCGTCGACCAAGACGGGATTGTCATCCAAGTCAGCCCCTTCCGCACCTCGGTGCAAGTCCGACACCGCATCCACGGCCGTTTCCGCGAGGAGTACGTCAAGAAACTCCCCACCACCGACTGGTTCACCGTCCGCATCCCCATGCTCATGCGATGGGCGCAAGACCCCCACAGCAAGGAAATGAACCGCTCCGTCAGCGTTTCGCGCCGACCGTCTCCATCTAGCGCTATACTCGAAAGCATATGTCCGCCACCGCCATCAACACTTACGACGATTTCAAAGAACACATTCGCACCGCCGTTGAGCGGCAGGGCATGACCAGAGGCGAGCTTGCAAACCGCATGGATGCGGAAGGAATCCTCCGCGCTCATACCGTCCGCTGCCTCCTTGGGACACCGGGGACACGCAACGGGAGGCGCAAGCCCGCGTTTGACTCCGCGCTCGCAATCGCGCACGCTGCCGGATTTGAGTTGATTCTGAGAAAGCGAAAGTCATGAGCAAGTCAAAACTAGCCAGCGCGGGCATCGAAGACATTCCTTGCGCCGACCTGCACAACGACCCCGCAAACGTCCGCAAGCACGGTGATCAGAACCTTGCGGCCATCAAGGCATCCCTTGTCCGATTTGGGCAACAGAAGCCGATTGTGGTCAATCAGGACGGGGTGGTCGTTGCTGGTAACGGAACGCTTATGGCGGCGCGGGCGCTGAACTGGACGACCATCAAGGCAATCCGTACCAACCTTGTCGGCAGCGAGGCGACCGCCTTTGCTATTGCGGACAACCGCACCGCCGAGCTGGCGGAATGGGATGAGTCTGCCCTGCATCAGCAGCTCGCCGCTATTGCCATTGATGACGAGGAACTCCTTGCCGCGACAGGCTTTGACGAAAAGCAGCTTGCCAAACTTGCCGACGCAAACTCGCCCGAAGTAATCGAGGAAGAAATACCAGAACCGCCTGCCAACCCCATCACGCAACCCGGCGACCTGTGGCTACTTGGCAAGCACCGCCTCCTCTGTGGCGACAGCACTAAGACCAAAGACGTAGAGCGGCTGATGAATAAGAAACAGGCCGACATGGTGTTTACAGATCCGCCGTATGGAGTCAATGTTCAGGGCAAGCGCAAAGGCTCCACGCAAATGATTGCTGGAGATTTGACCCAGACGGCGATTCCGTTTTCGTTTGACCTTGCCGTGACCTTGGCAACCAAAGACGATGCCCGGTTGTATTTCTGCGGTGGCGAGGGCAATCTGTATCTGTATCAGAAGCTGTTTGAGAAGTTCTGCCACTCATTGCCCCGGCATCTTATTTGGATGAAGAACGGCTTTACCATGAAGCCAAACGGCTACCACAATCAATACGAGATCATCTTTCACGGGTTTAAGACTGGCGGGGGCGGCTTAAACAAGTGGTACGGCGCTCGGACAGAAGACGCAGCCTCTGATATTTGGCGCATTTCCCGGGATTCTTCATCGACATACGAACACCCAACACAGAAACCCATTGCCCTACCAGCGCGTGCCATCTCAAATTCCTGCCCTCGTGACGGCCTTGTGTATGAACCGTTTGGTGGCGCAGGCTCTACATTCCTTGCAAGTGAGCAGCTTGGGCGCATTTGCTACGGTATCGAAATTGACCCCAAGTATTGCGATGTCATCGTCAAGCGATGGGAAACCCTGACTGGGCAAACCGCGACCCTTGAGGAAGTGTAAGATGTCAAAGGAGAAGGAAATGCAATCGCCAATCGACTCATCCCGCTGGGAGGGGGAGGGGAGGCCTCGCAATGATCTTCGCATGGTCATGGCAGCAATTCGCGCAGGTTGGTCGATTGACCCCGTCATCAAGCAAGCCATCGTCGGCCGCGCCTCGCGGGTACTAGCCAATTCGGAATCCAAGTCCCGCGATGTTGCGCGAGCCTCCGCCACCATCATTTCGGTTGAACGCCTCGCGCTTGATGCAGCCAAGGAAGAGGATCGAATGACTCGCCTTGACGCTGGTACGCCGACCGACCGGGTCGAGATCCTGCACGACCTCGGAGATCAAGCCCTTGACGCAGTCGCTCAAAGCCTCAACCAGATCCAGCCTCCCAAGTGCCTTCCAAAGCCAAAGCGAAAACCAAAGCGCAAAGCCTGACCCCGGAGCAAGCGGTCGCCGCAGCGCGAGAGAACCCGGCAGCGTTCTTGGCCTTGTGCCTCGGCAAGCCCGTCTCCGACCTTCAGCGCAGTCTGCTCGCGCACGGGCTGAAGCACCATAGTTGGTACGCGGAACTACCCCGAGGACACGCCAAGACCTCGACCCTCACCTACCTTGCCGCATGGTGGCTCGGTCGCCGCCCAGCGACACGGTTTAAGCTGATTGGGCAGAACGACGAAGCCGCAAGCGCCACATCCCGCTTCCTGCGTGACATCATCCGTAGCCCCATCTACCGCGCCACCTTCCCGCACGTTGAACTCAAGCCCGGGGAAGACACCGTGATGGCGTGGTCGATCACCGCGCCCGGGGTAGGGGCGAGGCGTGACCCTTCCGTCCAAGCCTCCGGCATCTTCGGGCGCACGGGCGGACGCGCCGATGTCTTGTGGCCGGATGACATCTGCGACCTACGCAACGCCGTTCTACAGCCGACCCTCCGCGCACAGGTCAAGGAAGCCATGAACAACATCTGGCTCCCCATGCTTGACCCAAGCGCCAAGCACCCCGCCCGCATTTGGCGCACGGCGACCCCCTTCCATACGGACGACATTACCGCCGACTGGAGGCGCGAATGCGAACGCGCTGGCACGCTCTTGCGCGAGCCTTGCCGGGGACTGATTAGCCCGTGGGCAAGCGTGTTCACGCCTGAGATCCTCGACCAGAAGCGCCGCGAGATGGGGCCGATGGCATATGCCAGAGCCTACGAACTCGTTCCGCTGTCCTCCGACCTCCTGATCTTTCGACCGGAATGGACGCGGTACTACCGCTCCGGCACAGTCCCCCTCGGCACGCGCACGGTCGCCGCCATCGACTGGGGCTACGGAAAGAAGCGCCAAGAGCGCGACGACCCCGACTACTCGGTCTGCATCGTTGGGGAGGTTGACCAAGCCCGCAACCTGTACCTCACCGACATCCTCCGCGTCCGTGAGTCCTTCCCCGACTTCGCCCGCATGGCGAAAGACCTTGTCGAGCGCCGAGGCGTGGGCATGGTGCTAGCGGAAGCGAACGGGCCGCAGAAGGGCGTGTTCGACCAGTTTCGCCAAGACTGCCGCCAGCCCACAATCGCCGTGACCCGCACCGCCGACAAGCATTTACGCGCAGCCGCCGCCCAGCCGTTCGTTGAGCAGGGCAAGCTCCTGTTCCCGCAGAACCATGATGGGCAAGTTCACGCCGACTTCCGCTCCACCCTTGACGAAATGCTCGCGTTCCCCGCTGGCAGTCACGACGACACGGTCGATTGCATCGTTGACCTCTGCACCGCAGCGTCGAGCGGGACGGTGGTGACCTCAGGCGGCGCGGTCACCGTGGCGACCGACACGAGCAGGATGTTCGATTCTCGCGCAGTCAAGCGCAGAATGTTCGGTTGAATCGGTACGATGCTTGCGGACTACTCAACAAAGGAACCACATGAGCAAGCAAGACATCGAGAAGCGTTTGGGATTCGCGGCGCAAGGCGTGAAGGCTGAGATGGCCGCCCCAAAAAAGAACGTAGGTTACCTAGCCGTTACTAATTCCGAATACGCCGCCTTGGCGGCTAGTGACGCAGCAGGCAAAAGGATTTCAAGTAACTCGCAGTATCAAATTACCAGCGAAGACCGCGCAATTATGGCAGCAGGTAAAGCAGCCGCGAAGTCCGCGCTGGCACGACACGACGCATGGGACAAGGCTTGGCGCAATGCGCCAAACGATGCCGCTCGCGCAAAGGTTGAAGCTGAAGCGGAAAAAGCCGAATCCGGAATGAAGAAATATCCAGTCACAAGACTTCATTTTGCCCGCACTAGCGCGAAGGCGAAGTTTGCAAAGCCTCAGTTCCGCACGAAAAAACTGCACAACGGATATATAGCCGTAGAGGTAAATCAAGGGAACGGCTGGGAGAGGTACGACACTACGCACGAAGAATCTTGGAACGGAATTGAAGAGTACGAACGCGGATACCAAAAGGCGTATGACCAAGGACTTCGATACAGCGGAGGCTCATGGCGTATTCCTAGCACCACCGCCGCCCGCCCCGGCGCGAAGGCGAAGTTTGAAAAGGAATATGTGCTTTGGGGATTGCCCAAGGGCGAGACTGATCGCCTGCATGAGAAGGTTCTCTCAACGCAAGCCAAGACTCCTGCCCAGATGGAAGATGTCAAGAAGCGTGCAGCGGCAGCAGGTTGGCATTCGTTCCGGGTTCAAATCTTGGATCTGTCTAAGCCATACAAGGGCTTTGCCCGCCCCGGCGCGAAGTCTACGTTTGGTCTTCGGGTTCCTGAATTGGAAACTTTGTATTCGTCGCTAGGCGCAAGTGGGCAAGCCATTACAGACAAGCCATCCGCAAGGAAAGACCGCGCCTTGTTGCTTAAATTGGATGCTGAGTATTCGCAACCAACCGACACGGTGATGGTGGCATTGAATGCCGCAAAACTTTACCGTCAACTTTCCGCAGGTTCAAAAGCAACCCCGCAGGGTCAAAAGTTTCAGCAAAGGCTAGAGATTGCAGGGGGTCACAGATTTGCCCGCCCCGGCGTGAAGGCGAAAGCGTGAGCCAGCGCAAGGCGATCATGCGCCGACTGGGCATCTTCGCCCTGCCGACAAGCAAGCGCAAGCTGACCATCGACCAAGCCGAAGCGGCACTCAAGCGCCTCGGGTATACGCTTGACTTCCGCAGCGGGCAGACCAACCCGCCAACGTGGCAAACCTCCTACGAGGTGAAGCAGCCAAACGGCGTTGTCAAGCGCATGACGGTAGACCAGATCAAAGCCCTTGCATACGAGAAATCCTGATGCCCGACCCGATTAACAACCCGCTCTCGCAACGTCAGTCGATCCCCGGCGCAGGATTGCCACCAACCAAGCGACCGCGCAAGCCGCTGCCGCCTCCGATTGATCGTGGACTGACCGGGCCGCTCGCCATGCCCGTGGAAGTGCAGCGGACGTTCTTCCGCACCGCCAGCCTGATGCTGCGGAACTCCAGCCTCGCCTACCGCCTTGACCCAAACTATCAAGCGATGATGCGTGCGGACGCGGACATTGAGGGCGTGTTGCGCTCCCTGCTCGTCACCCTTGCCGGGTTGGAGTGGAACGTCCTTTCCGACGACGAATCAGAACCCCGCCTCGTCAAGCTCGCCGAGCGCATTGCCGAGATCATCAGCGCAGCCCCGCGCCGTAGCGATATGTTCCGCTCTCTGCACGAAGCCGTCTGGTACGGGTGCAGCGCCGTGAACGTGGTCTACGACCGCGACCCGCGCCTTGGGGTACGCATCCGCGAATGGCTCCCGCTCGCCTCCGATACCCTTGCCTTTGACCAGACCGGGAACGTGGCGATGCGCGTTGGTAGCGCCTACATCAATCAAGCATCCGTCACCGACCTCGGCTTTGACTCGCTCGTCCACCTGTTCGATGACAACGAACGCCGCGCCATTGTCCTGCACCGCGTCTTCACCACCGCGCCTAACTTCATCGACCCGAACAGCGCCGAGACGGTTTACCGTGGCGTAGGTGCGCGAGATGTCTGTTGGTACATCTGGCTCCTGAAGCAGGAAGTCCTACAGAACGCCGCCGCCTATGTGGAGCGGTACGCCCTTGGCATCCGCGTTGGGTACTACCCAGCAGGGAACGATGCCGCCAAGAGCGAGATGATGACCATCTTGCAGAACTTGGTCAATGACAACTCGGTCGTCCTGCCCCGCATTTCGCCGACCGAGTCCATGTACGACATCGACATCAAGGACGCGAACGGTGGCCGCGCTCAGATCTTCATGGAGTTGGTGAACTGGCTCTCAGGCAAACTCAAGGAAGCCATCCTCGGTCAGTCGCTCTCGAGCGAGGCTGGCGGGACGGGTATGGGGTCAGGCGTTGCCGACCTCCACGCCGATACCCTTTCTCGCGTTATCCGCTATCACGCGGATTGCCTCGCGGAGAGCCTGACCACCGACCTCGTTCGCATCATTGCTGGGATGCTCGGAGCCTCCGAAGAGGACGCACGCCGCATTCGGTTCGTCTTTGCCCCGGAGCGTCCGAACCCCAAGGAGCGGCTGGAAGCGATTCAGACGTTCATCCAAATGGGTGGCCGCGTCAGCGAGCGCGAAGTCCGCGACCTCCTTGGTCTGTCCGACCCAGAAGACGGGGAATCCGTCCTCGGCGGTCAAGCCGCTGGCAGCGCGGGCGCATCGAGCAACCCGCTCTCCGCCATGCTTGGGCAGGGCAACGAGAGCGAGGGCGACGAGCCAGCCCCTGAAGCGCCGAAGGTAGCCGCCGTCCGCAAGCGCAAGCGATGACCAAAGCCAACCTCGACAAGCACCTCCGCAAAGTCTTGCGCCAGTCGCAGCAGGCGTACCGCCGAGCGGTTGCGGCTCAGGTCAGGGGCGAAGATGCTCTTGCCGCGTGGGCAGAGTTCCACGAGGCAACTGCGGCGCTCCTGATGGCATCGTGGTTGTTCGGGGCGCGTGACACGGTAGACACCGCCAAGATCCCTGACGGTGCTATCGAAGGAATGCTGGACGATGGGGACGCGGTCAAGTTTGACCGAGACGTACCGATCTCCCTTGAGGGCTTCGGGACGAAATGGATGGCTCCGATCACAGGTTGGTTCAGGAAGCGCGTCCCAATCTCACGCGCCGACTGGGAGCTGCTCATTAAGGCAGCAGCCGCCAGCGCCGGGGACGTGACCGACCACGAGCGCGAAAACGCCCTTCCTGACCTCCGCAAGCAATCCCCGATCCTCGATTCGTTGTTACGCGGTGTTACAAGGGGGCCGCAAGGCGCTATCTCCCGGGTCAAGCGGATCGTTGATACCACCTTCTTCGTCACCGCTATGAACCCCGCTCAGACGCGCATGGTGCAGGAACTGATCGCGCAGGTCATCGAAGAGCGCCCCACCAAGAGCGTGGTCGGCAAGCTCATCAAGACCATGAACCTTGGCGACTTCGTGACCACCGCCCAACTGATGACCGGGACAGGGCTAACGTCCTCCCGCCTTGAAACCGTCCTACGGACAAACACGAACCGCGCCATGACCGAGGGCAGCGCCGAAGTCCTACGCGATGAGCGGGTGCAGGCGTTCGTCCCGCTGGTGCAATTCAGCGCCACCAAAGACCCGCGCACGCGGGACACGCATCGAGCCTTTGACGGCTACGTTGGGACGATGGCAGACTTCGACCGCCTTGGGATTGCCCCGCCGTTGGGGTTCAACTGCTTCCCCGGATGGCAACCCGTTGAAGGAGCGGTCGATATCGGCTTCCGTTCGCTATATCGCGGAGCGTTGGTAAACCTCAATACGCGGTCTGGTCATACTGTCACAGCGACAGCCAACCACCCAATACTCACCAGCCGAGGATGGTTGCCTGCTTATGCTGTCAAGGTTGGCGACAAGATGCTGCGCCGCAGCGGCAACGCCATGAACCCGGCGGAACGATCCGGAAACGACAAGGGCGACCACCTGCCACCCACAGCCCTGCAGGTATTCGACACGCTTGCGGCGAAGGCTGTAGCCGCAACGACTGTCAATGCGAAGACTTCCCGCCATGTGTTCTATGGCGACGCGCTTTCCATGCAGGGCGAAATCGAGGTTGTATGGGCCGACCGCGTGCTGGTGTTCGATACCGTCAACGCCGAGCGCACGGATGGCATCAAGGAGCGGCAGCTCGTCCGGGCTAGTTCGCCGAGAGCGGGACTTGGCACGATTGGTAAGCCATTCAATGCCCTGCGCCCGACCCTTGATAGCAGCCCAAGCGGCTCCGCATTGACGCTTGATAGCGGCAGGATCTTGTTTGATCCGGCTCCATTTCAACAATTCGGACTCCCCTTGCGTGCGGAGATGAACGCCGCGACGCTTGAGCCGCACGTCGATTGCATTGCGAGAAACGCCGACAGATTTGGCGATTTGGTTGGTACTTTCGCCAGCGCGGTAACGCTTGACGATGTCGTCGATGTCGATGTTGTTTCTGATTGGTCTGGCCATGTGTATGACTTCCGTAGTAGCAGCGGCATTCTTCTTGCTGACAGTATAGTCGTAAGCAACTGTCGCTGCGCCATCATCCCCGTCCCCGCCGCCGAGGCGTTGCGCGAGCGTTGGACACGCCCGAACGGGACGATAGACCCAGCCGCTATTGCCAAGCACAACGGAGCGCGTCAACGCCTAGTGGACACGCGTCAAGTTCCTGACCCCGGTTTCGTAAACGCATAAATAAATCGCAATGGAGATCGCTACGATGCACGACATGAGCAACACACGCAAGGAAATCGCCGCCCGTCTTGGATTTGCTGCTGGCAACGGCGCAAAGATAGCGTTTCAGCGTTATGAAATTGGCGATGCGTTCAAGTTTGAAGACAAGATTTATGTAATCAATAGTCATTCAAACGAAATCAACGCGGTGCTTTCTTCTGCTGATTCAAATGCAAAAAAAGCACTAAGCCTTGCGGATTTTGCTCATGCTAAATGGTTGCAATTTGAAGGCAAAGCAAAGTCCACCCGCCCCGGCGCGAAGGTGGCGTTTGCAATTGATGCCCGCGACGAATTGATGATGCGGACGTGGATCAAAAACAACTACCCCAAGGCCGACAACGCCACTTTCAACAAGATGCTGGCGAAGATGACCAAGGAATACGCGAAAGACCCCAAGGGGTACACCTATGGCGGTGGCTTCCGCGCCGTGGCAAAGGCCGCAGGCTTCTCACGGGATGGCGCGAAGTTGGCGTTTGCTGGCGATATTGAAACCAAATTGAGGTCTTTGATTTCACGGTTTGGATTCAAGCCGGACAATATCAGCGCGTCAAGCCGTTTCGGCGTTGCACACGTTGAGTTCATTGACCAAAAGGGCAAGGCAACCGAAATGGTTTCCAAACTCAAGGGAGCAATGAAGCAAATGGGCGTTCCGGAATCGGCAATCACAGCACGCGAGAATCAATATCCCGCAGATCAAGACGGCCCAGCGCAGCACATTGGGATTGTCACCATTGACTTTGGACAAATGAAGTCCTCTCGCCCCGGCACAAAGACCCGCATGACCCGCGAGCAGACCGAGGAGCAGAAGGCAGGGCTGAAGATCATGTCCGCCGCTGACCCAGTTGTCGGCGCGAAGATCGCCAAGCTCATCAAAGAAGGCAAGCCACAAGACCAAGCGGTCGCAATCGCGCTCGACATGAAGCGCAGAGGAGAACTGTAAATGCCCGTAATCAACACCGCCCAAGAGAACTTCCGCAAGGTCACGGTCGCTACCGTCCCTGCAACCTACACCGCAGCGCAGGCCGTCCTGCTCAACGCTGCGCCAACTAGCACAACGGGAACCGCCCTCCTGTGGGACATCAACACGGCATCGGTAAGCGGGACGAACCCTTCGCTCCTGTACGTCATGCCGTTCCTTGTGTCTGCGACCTCCGCGCAGACCACCATTGGTATGCGGCTCCTCGGCTGGCGCAAGTACCTTGATGCTGCTGGCACGAGTTTCTGGTACTTGCCGACCGTCCTCGCGGATTTCACGCTCGGTTTCACAAGCGGAACCGTCCCGAACTACACCATTGACGTGGCGAACACGCGCACGTTCTCCAGCATCACGCAGGTGAGCGGAACCCCTGCCGCCAACCTGTACTCGCCCGCTACGGCGGTGGCCTCCAACGTGGAACCCGCCTACGCGATGGTTGATGTTGCCGGGGCTTCCTACGTCACCGCGCAATTCAAGTCAAGCGGCACGCCAGACATGGGAACCTTCTGGGCTAACCTGTAAATGAATCG